GGTGCAGATAAAGATGGTAATGCTTTATATCAATTTGAATTTGATGTAGAAGAAGCACTTTAATGAAAAAATATAAGATAGTACACAGAATAAGTGCCGACTTTATTGCAGAAGCTATTGTTAATGAAGATGAAATAGATACTTCAATTAACGATCTTAAAGAGTATAAGAAACCTAATAGCAAATTTGAATATACTATGTTAAAAGGTACAGAAAGTGTAACTCAAACTAATTACGAAGAATATGACGAGAAGCCTAACAACAGCGATAAAGAACGCATTAGCGACAAATGATATTAGACCAGTACATCTTATCACTATTGGGTTCAGTACTCCTGTTAATATTACTGATTGTTCCTTTTCGCTAACATCAGATGTTTCAGGCTCATCAGTTACTTACAATTCATCAGATTTTATATTAGGAATATCTGAATTTTCTGAACAAACAGATATATCAAAAACAAGTTTAAAACTTACTTTATCTGGTGCTGACCAAACATTTATAGCAACAGTATTAAATGAAAATGTAACGAATGATGATGTTATTATTTATAGAGGTTTATTAGATAGTTCTAATAGTCTTATTGATGACCCTATCATTTTATATAAAGGCAATATAGAAAATTTTTCTGTTCAAGAATCTGATACTTCAAGTGCTGTTGTATTATCTATTGTATCTCAATGGGCTGATTTTGATAAAAGAAATGGTCGTAAAACAAATAATACATCACAACAAAGATTTTTTAGTACAGATGTTGGAATGGATTTTTCATCTGAAACAATTAGAGATATTAAATGGGGTAAAGCATAATGCAAAGTGTAGTTAATTTTTATAAGCAATTTAATAAATATAAGAATCATAATGTTATTGAATTATCTCATCATATAGAGCCATCAATACAAGCTAATCAATACAAAGTATTTAGAGATGATAAAGGTATATTTGGTTTTGTTAATTGGGCTTTTTTAAATGAAGAAAACGAACAAAATTATAAATCAAATGCAAAGATAAATAAAGATCAATGGCAAAGTGGAGATAGATTATGGTTACACGATATTTTAATTTTAAGAAATGCAAGAATAGTTATGTCATGGGTTTATAATCATTTTAAAAACTTTCTAAAGACTAATCAATGTATTAATTGGTTAAGATTAGATGATAACAATAATATTTACAGAATATCTAGTAAATATAAAAGGGAGTTTCACAAGTAATGGGTGGTGCAGTAGAAGTTTTAAAACCAATAGTAAAACCAGTAACACAAGTATTTGGGTTATTTAATAATCCATTAATTAGTTTAGGTGCAACATTATTTTTATCTTGGGCTTTAAGACCTAAAACACCTGATATACCTGATTTTGCAACTAACTCATTTGATGACTTTGAAAAAGGATTGTTATTAAATAAACAATCTAATGATAGTAATATTCCTGTAATTTATGGAGAAAGATTAGTTGGTGGTACTAGAGTATTTGTAGAATCTTCAGGAACAGATAATGAATATTTATATATCGCTTTAGTATTATCAGAGGGAGAGATAAATTCTATTGAAGAAATATTAATTGATGAAAAGCCTGTAACATTTGCTAGTAGTTTTACAGATGGTAATGCAGTTGAAGTAGATAGTTCAGATAGTAATTATTATAAAGATGGAGAAAGTTTAATTAGAGTAGAGCCTCATTTTGGAACAGATGCTCAATCAGCATCAACATTATTATCAACATTATCTAGTTGGGGAAGTAATCATAAATTAAGTGGATTATGTTATCTTGCAATTAGATTTAAGTTTAATCAAGATGCTTTTGGTGGATTGCCTAAAATACAAGCTAGAATAAAAGGTAAAAAAGTTAAAACTTATAATGCAAGTCTAGTAGAGCAATCTGCAAGTTATTCAACAAACCCAGCATGGTGCATTTTAGATTATTTAACAGATACAAGATATGGAAAAGGTTTATCTGTAAGTGAAATAGATTTACAAAGTTTTTATGATGCCTCACAAATTTGCGAAACCCAAGTAGAGCCATATTCAGGTGGAAGTAATATTAATATATTTGATTGTAATACAGCAGTAGATACATCAAGAACTATTATAGATAATTTAAGAGAAATGATTAAAGGCTGTAGAGGTTATATTCCATTCTCACAAGGTAAATACAGTTTAATTATTGAAACAACAGGAACAGCAAGTGTAACATTAACTGAAGACGATATTATAGGTGGTTATACTTTAGCAATCCCACAAAAGAATGAAAGATATAATAGAGTTATTTGTTCATTTATAAATCCTGATAGAAACTATCAAGTTGATGAGGTTCAGTTTCCACCAATAGATGATTCTGGTTTGCCTAGTGCAGATCAACACGCAACAATGAAAACTGCTGATGGTGGTTTTTTATTAGAGGGTAGATTTCAATTTCCAACTATAACAAGTCAATATCAAGCTGAAGAAATGGCTGAAGTTATTTTAAGAAGATCAAGAGAGGCTTTAGGATTATCTTTAAATGTAGCTTTCAAAGGTTATGAATTAAACATTGGAGATATAGTTAATATTACACATTCATCATTAGGATTTTCTGCAAAACCATTTAGAGTTTTAGGAATTACTTTTAACAATGATTATACTGTTGGATTAAGTTTAGTTGAACATCAAGATAGTCATTATACTTGGGCTACAAAAACACAAGCAACTACAATTCCAACTACAACACTTCCTAATCCATTTACTGTTCAACCACCAGCAAGTGTTACTTTAGATGATGAATTAATTGAATATAATGATGGTACAGTAATTGTTGCATTAAATATAACTATTGGTGCATCTACTGATAGCTTTGTTGATTATTACCAAGTTGAATATAAAAAATCAGATGAAACAGATTATAAAATTCATGCACAAGGTACAGGATTAAATCAAAGAGTATTGAATGTAATTGACCAAGAAACTTATGATGTAAGAGTTAAAGCTGTAAATACTTTAGGTGTATCATCAACTTATGTTTCAGAATCAAGAACAATTATTGGTGCTATTGAACCACCAGCTGATGTAGAAGATTTTTCATGTAATATTGTTGGACAAGAAGCACATTTATCATGGACACAAATACCTGATTTAGATTTAGCATATTATCAATTAAGATTTAGTGAAGAAACTGATGGAACTGCTGATTGGCAAAACTCAGTTGCATTAGTAGAAAAAATATCTCGACCAGGTACAAGTATTACAGTACCAGCTAGACAAGGTACTTATCTTATTAAAGCAGTAGATAAATTAGGTAACTTTAGTTCTAATGCTACAGCTATTATTTCAAATGTAACAAGTGTTCAAAACTTTAACTCTATTGCCACACAATCTGAACACCCTGATTTTAATGGAACTTTAAATAATGTTGTAGTTGCTGATAGTACAATAAGATTAGATTCATCAGAATTATTTGATAGTGCTTCAGGATTATTTGATGATGAAACAACTAGATTTTTTGATTCAGGTGTAGAAAATGCTGACTTCTATCCAACAGGAAATTATGAATTTGAAAATGTTATTGATATTGGTGCAGTTCATACTGCTAGAATTACAGCAACATTAAGTCAAACATCAGATAACCCTGATGATTTATTTGATGCTAGAAGTGGATTATTTGATTCTGCATCATCTAACTTTGATGGAGATACACCAGCTAATGCTAATGCTCATATTGAGATAGCTACATCTAATGATAATGTAACATATACAGATTTTAGAAATTTTATAATAGGTTCTTACACTTTCCGTTATGCTAAATTTAGAGTTGTTTTAATTTCAAGAGATTTAGCATCTACTCCAGTTGTTAATGAAGTTACAGTTTCTATAGATATGGAAGATAGAATATTTAGTGGAAATGATATAACTTCTGGTACTGGAACTTACACAGTTACATTTACAAATCCGTATAAATCTGTTAATTATGCCGTAGGAATTACTGGGGAAAATATGGCAACAGGAGATTATTTTACAGTTGCTAATAAAACAATAAATGGTTTTGATGTATCATTCTTCAATAGTTCAGATACAGCAGTATCAAGAACATTTGATTATATTGCAAAAGGATTTTAAAAGGAGTATAAGGACTTATGGCACAACACGATTACGATATAGCTAACCAATCATTTCCATCATTTAGATCAGATTTAAACTCTGTATTAGAGGCTATTAATACTTCTAATTCAGGATCATCAAGACCAACATCAGCAGTTGCAGGGACTGTTTGGTTAGACACAACAAATGCTACTAATCCAACTTTAAAATTTTATGATGGAACAGATGATATATCTTTAGCACAATTTGACTATTCAGCTAATACTGTGAACTGGTTAGACTCTACAGTAGCAACAGATTTAGTAAATGATACCACTCCACAATTAGGTGGAGATTTAGATGTTAATGGTAATTCAATAGTATCAGTATCAAATGGTAATATTACTTTTACACCTGATGGAACAGGTAAAGTAATTATAGATGGTTTATCTTATCCAACAGCAGATGGTACAACAGATCAAGTTTTAAAAACTGATGGTGCTGGAAATTTATCTTTTGGCGAAGTATCTGGTGGAGAACAATGGCAAACAGTTAAAACTTCAGATTTTACAGCAGTTGCTGGAGAGGGATATTTTATTAACACAACATCAGGAACAATTACAATGACTTTACCTGCATCTCCATCTTTAGGAGATTTCGTAACATTTGTTGATTACGCAGGAACATTCGACACAAACAATTTAACAATCGGTAGAAACTCAGAAAACATACAAGGCTCTGCAGCCGACTTAACAGTTTCAGTAGAAAGGGCAGCCAATACTTTGGTCTATACAGATGGAACTCAGGGTTGGTTGTTAAAGGCTAAGTAATGGCTACCTACAAAGAAGTACAAGGTACAGCAGTTACTAACTATGCTGGAGATAAACCAAGTGTAGTTGAGGGAGAACTTTGGTACGACTCTACAAATCAAGCATTTAAATTTCAATATCCTAATGTAACTTCAGCTGGGGCTTGGAGTACGGGTAATAATATGAATACTGCTAGAGAGGTTTTAGCAGGTGCAGGATCTGATAATACATCAGCATTAGTTTTTGGTGGTGCTACACCAGCTATAACAGCAGTTACAGAATCATATAATGGTTTAAGTTGGACAGAGGTAAACGATTTAAATACAGGTAGATATGGTTTAGCAGGTGCAGGAACTCAAACATCTGCATTAGGTTTTGGTGGTGGTGCTCCACCAGATATTACTGGTCAAACAGAATCTTGGAATGGAACTTCTTGGACTGCAACTACTTCTATGGGTACTGCTAGAAGACAATTAGCTGGATCAGGAACGAATAATACATCAATATTAGCTTTCGGTGGAGAAACTCCTGGATCAAACCAAGTTGCAAATACAGAATCTTGGAATGGCTCTGCGTGGACGGAAGTTAATGATTTAAACTCAGCAAGAAATTGGTTAGCAGGTTCAGGATCACAAACCTCAGCTTTAGCAACTGGTGGATTAAGCACTCCTCCAACAATTACTTATAGTGCAGCTGAAACTTGGAATGGCACGAGTTGGACGGAAGTAGGAGATTTAAATACAGCTAGATATGCTTTAGAAGTATCAGGAGCTGACAATACTTCAATGATAGCTTTTGGTGGAGAAAGTGGCCCTACAGGAATAACAGGACTAACAGAAGAATGGAATGGAATTAGCTGGACTGAAACTACAAATTTATCAACAGCAAGAGCTTATTTAGGAAGAGCTGGTACACAAGCATCGGCATTAGCTTTTGGAGGAACAACTCCATCAATATCAGCAGCAACCGAAGAATGGTTAGAAGCAGGCCAGCCAATAGGTGCTTGGTCTACGGGTGGGAGTTTGAATACGGCTAGACAGTATGCAGTAGGGGCTGGAACACAAACAGCAGCTTTAGGTTTTGGAGGGATTACACCTTCAGATTCAAATGCAACAGAATCTTATAATGGAACAAGTTGGACTTCTCTTGCTAATATGGCATCAGTTCAAGCACAACATGCTGGAGGAGGAACTCAAACATCAGCATTGGCTTTTGGTGGGAGAATGCCTAGTCTTAGTCCCTCAGTACAAGCTATTAACCAAAGTTGGAATGGAACAAGTTGGACAGAGGTTGGAGATTTAAATACGGCAAGAAGATTTCCTGGAGGATCAGTTGCAGATAATACAAGTGGATTATGTTTTGGTGGAGGAACTGGAGCACCAGGTAATACAAATACAGGAGAAACAGAAACTTGGAATGGATCTGCTTGGACAGAAGTTGCAGACTTAAATACAGCTAGAAGAGTTCTTGCTGGTTCAGGAGGATCTAATACTTCTGCTTTAGCATTTGGTGGATATTCAACAGCAGCAACAGGTGCAACAGAATCTTGGAATGGAACTTCTTGGACTGAAGTCAATGATTTAAACACAGCTAGATACTCTTTAACAGGAGCTGGTACACAAACTTCTACTATAGTAGCTGGATCAGAACCTAAATCAGCACTTACAGAATCTTGGAATGGAACTTCTTGGACAGAAGTTGCTGATCTAAGTATTTCAAGAGCAAGTGGAGGAGCAGCAGGAGCAAGTAATGCTTCATCACTTCAATTTGGAGGTGGTTTAGAACCTGGAGTAACAACAGCAACTGAAGAATGGACAAAACCAAGTTTTATTAAAAAATCAATAACAACATCTTAAAGGAGGTAATAACTATGACAAAAACATATCAATACTGCGTAGCAGAAAACTGGGGAAAAGGATTTATAGATCATGTAGAATCTAGTAAAATCACTTTTAAAAGTTTTCCTGGTAACATATGGCAAGTTCCAGCATATAACAAACATGGTAATCTTTGGGTTGCTAAAGTTGGTGGAATCGTTAAAACAAAAGACGAGGCACAAGCTATTGTTGATGCAGAAGTAACTGCTAGTCAAACAACATGGGATAATGACAATGTTGATGGCGAAACAGCAGAAGAAAAAATTGAAAGAATTGGCAATAGACCTGCAGATATAACTTTGGAGGAATAAATTTTAAATGTCAGAATATAAAGGCATACAAGGTCAAAAAGTTAGAACTTATACTACTGATCCTGATAATCCTATTATTGGGCAAGTATGGTATAATGCGACTACTCAAACTATTAAGTTAGAGGGTGTTACTACATCTGGTTCTTGGGCTAGTGCTCCAAGTTTAAACACTGGTAGAAATTCTTTAGGACAAGGAGGAACAACAACAGCAGGATTAGTTTTTGGAGGAGATGCTGGAGCACCTTCAGTAACAGGTGCAACAGAATCTTATAACGGTGCAAGTTGGACAGAAGTGAACGATTTAAACACTGCAAGAGGAACACTTGCAGGAGCAGGTACACAAACATCTTCAATAGCTATGGCTGGTGCGACACCAGCTTATGTTGCTAATGCAGAAACTTGGAATGGTACAAGTTGGACAGCAGTTTCAAATTTAAATACTGCAAGAGGTGATTTACAAGGAGGTGCAGGAACTGATAATACTTCAGCTTTAACAGCTGGAGGTAGTCCTGGAAATTTATCAGTCACTGAAATTTGGAATGGTACAAGTTGGACAGAAGTTAATGATTTGAATTCTGGTAGAAGAGATCCGACTGTAACAGGAACTGTTCCATCAGCTTTAGCTGCTGGAGGATTGATTGCTCCTGCTAAACAAGCTTTAACAGAATCTTGGAATGGGACTTCGTGGACTGAAGTCGCTGATTTAAATACTGCAAGATTAGCAATGGGAGGAGTAGGTGTTGATAACACAGCTGCATTAGTATTTGGAGGAGAAATTGCTCCAGATACAGCAATAACAGAAGAATATAATGGAACGTCTTGGTCTGAAGTAGCTGATATGAGCACTGTTAGAAAATCTCCAGGTGATGTAGGAACAGTATCAAGTGCATTAGCTGCAGGAGGTAATCCAGGAAATATAACTACAGTAGAAGAATGGACAGGTGCAGGATCTCCATTAACACAAACAGTAACAACAGATTAAACTATGACAACTTATAAAGAATTACATGGAACTAATATAGAAGTAAGATCATCTGATCCTAGCAATCCTGTTGAGGGTCAAGTTTGGTATAATTCTACAACAGGTGCTTTAAAAGGTGTTAGTATTAGTGCAACAGGAAGCTGGGCAACTGGTGGCAGTTTGAATACGGCAACTCAAAATTCAGCAGGTGCAGGAGATAGTAATACAGCTGCACTAGCAATTTCAGGAACAACCGCTGCTTCTCCTGGAGGTGCTGCCAAAACAGAATCTTATGATGGAACTTCTTGGACTGAAGTTGCAGATGTAAACACAGCTAGAAGATATTTAGGTGGATCAGGTACACAAACTTTAGCATTAGCATTTGGAGGAGGTAATCCAGGTGGTTTAGCAGTAACTGAAAGTTGGAATGGTTCAGCTTGGACAGAAGTAAATGATCTTAATACTGCAAGAGCAGCAATAGCTGGAGATGGAACACAAACTTCAACTTTAGCAGTTGGTGGGCCTGGAGCAGCTGGCCCCACAGAATCTTGGAATGGTACAAGTTGGACAGAACTAGCTGCTTTAAATACTGGAAGAAGTAGAATAGGTGTAGCTGCTGCTGACAATACTTCTGCTTTAGCATTTGGAGGACAACCACCAAACACAAGTGCAACTGAAAGTTGGAATGGAACGTCTTGGACAGAAGTAAATGATTTGAATACTGCTAGATATGATCCAGGACAATCTGGAGTAGCAACATCAGCTTTAGCATTTGGTGGAGGTGATGGAACAAGTGTATTTGGTGTAACTGAAGAATGGAATGGCACTAGTTGGACAGAAACAACAAATTTATCTACATCAAGATCGCATACAGATGGAACAGGAAGTCAAACATCAGCATTATGTTTTGGTGGAGAAACACCTCCAACAACAGCAGCAACCGAAGAATGGAATGGTGCTGGTTCTATAATAACAAAAACATTTACTACTTCTTAACACTTTACAAATAAACTAAAAGGTATATCAATATGACAATGTCAAATAAAAAAGACGTAAAAGATATTATTCAAAAAGAAGAAATTCATTTAAATAATTTATTAGAGCCACAAGATTTAACCGACTTTAAAGGTATGGTTGATGAGTTAAGAGATACTTGGACTAAGAAACAAATGTTTAGAACAGAAACTGAAGCTAGATTTTCTGTATTGCAAGACAATAGATACCCAACTAAAGCATCAAAATATTGGCAATGTGTTAGAGAACAATCATCTTATTTAGATAACCTTATGACTTTATCATTTGATTACAGAAGAAATGAAGCAAAGATTAAATGGTTAGAAAAAAAAATACAAACTGAAGAAGATGAATATAAATTAACTAAATATGAAATAGATTTAGACGAATGTAAATTTGCAAAAGCATCTATGGAGAAAGTGGCTAAACATAGAATGAGAGAAATTAAAATGTGGTCTAAATTAAAAAAAGAATTTAATGATGGTTCATTTAACGATAAAGATGTTAATGCACATCAATTAGAATCTTATGGATTACAATATTATGAGAAAGCTAAAACATTAAACGAACATTCATCAGAATCAGAAAAGTTTAATATCTTAGGTCAATTACAATCTTTACAAAGAATCAAGAAATCTGGCGAACTAGAACAAAACAAGAAAGAAGAACTGCCTAATAATTCTTAATGAATTTTGATTTTGTATTTCTAGGTCAATCAATTCTAAAGTATCAAGTTCCTTTAGATATATTTCATTCAATTAATCATATATACGAACAAAATTATAAATATCTACATAA